TATTATATTTGTGAAAGGGTTTAAAAAAAAAATGAATTAATATAATAAGAATGTTATCCCAGCATACGACAATGGAAACAGCAACTTCTAGTATGGAAACATTTCACAAATTGGCCGATAGATGGACTCTATGGGCCCATTTGCCCCACAATACCGACTGGAGTATTACAAGTTACATTCCAATTGCAACTTTTACGACGGTTGAGGACACGCTTGCGGTTACTGAAACTCTGCCTGCGGTATTAGTCGAAAATTGCATGTTATTTGTGATGAAAGAAGGTATTAAGCCAACATGGGAGGACCCCAAAAACCGCAATGGTGGGTGTTTCTCGTATAAGATTTCCAATAAAAATGTTTACAAAGTTTGGAAGGATCTCACCTATGTTGTTGCTGGAAGTACTATTAGTAAGAATGTTGGGTTTGTCAATTGCGTGACTGGGATAACAATTTCTCCTAAGAAAAATTTCTGTATTATTAAAATTTGGATGGCTGATTGCAACAATCAGAATCCTGCAATCGTTACAAACGACGTTAAGGGTCTGGCCGCACAAGGGTGCATATTCAAGAAGCACACCCCCGAGTACTGAATTGAATTGAACTAAAATAATCCAGTAAGGTTTATGATTATTTTAGTTGACACTGTAACATAGATAAAATTTAACAATTAATATTCAGTATTTGATATTTAATATTTTAACCACCTACAATAAGGCAGGTGTAATTTATTTTTTATTGTTAAAAAAATTGAAATGCCAATTGACAAATATATAAATTGCATCAGAATAGAAGACAGCAAACTGCAAACAGCGAATTGCAATGACTGTATCACGAAACGATTTCCATGGTCTTTGGCGGGCATCCGCGAATGAGGGAGTCCCGTATTCGGAGGATTTCCCTGAAGCGTTATTAACATTACCAGAATTTATAGACAACTCGTTGGGTGCAGGCGGGGCAACCGTAATAGAAGTTAAATTTAATATTACAAATCCAAAAGATTGCGATTTAATCATTACAGACAATGGAAAGGGATTAGTTAGCGAAAAAAGAATGAAAGAGTGGTCTTCAAAAGACGTTGGAAGCAATAGTACAGAGAATGTTTATGGACACGGCGCAAAAAAGGCGCTGACAAAATTTGCACCAGAATACAGTACAGCAACTTGGAAAATGTATTGGCGCAAACAAGATAGAAGAGGCCTTGTGGGTGCGTTGAATATCTTATCCAGCCCGTATAATGGACTGGAAACTTCGCACATTGAGGATGATAAAAACGACGATATTTGCCCAGATCACGGCACAAGATTGACAATAAAGTTTGACATTGACGTATTGGGTAAATTTGATAGTTCAGATAGTTTAATGGCCGCGGTGCAAGAGCTGATTCGTGTTAGATATGAACCATCTCAATATCAACCACATACAATCAACGTTAAGATTGTTAATGGAGTCTCTGTATTAGAGCAGAAATCAAATGAATGGAAGTCCCTCCGCGAATGCTTAGAAGCCGAAATACCTATAAACGTCAAAAAAATATGTGAGCGCGAACTCACGCTGGATAAAACTACTGCGCATGTTAGTTTCTATGAAATAGTAGCGGATGGTCGCAGTTATAATATACCCGGGTTGCCGACATACGGTAGAAAAAACATGAAGGCATCTCGTGTGCATATTGCCCGACATGGGAGATATATAGAAGCGATGCCAATTGCGAAGTTTCTGGGAAAGGAGGAGCACAATAGCCTTAATGGGAAAATTGGGTTTATTCGGTTTACTGGGGAAGAATTGCCTACGCCGTGTACTACAAAGGTAAAGATGTATGAGGAATGCCCGGTATTTAAAAAAATGATTACATTAATCAGGAAAAACGTTGATCCGATAATAACAAAACCGACCGTAAAAGTGCCTGCGGCGGTGATACAGGCGGCCGGAGGAGCGCCGTCGACCATTAAAGCACCAGAGACAGCAAAAGAACCTGCAAAAGCACAGACGACTGCAAAAGCACCGGCGACTGCAAAAGCACCGGCGACTGCAAAAGCACCTGCAAAAGCACCTGCAAAAGAGACTGTTAAAGCAGCTGCGAGTGTAAAAGAACCTGCAAAATTACCTGCGGCGCCCACATGCGACCCTCAAGTTGTTGTAAAACCGCCGAGTGCTGGAGGAGCAGCACAACAAATATATCCGTCAAAGGCAATTACTAAAGAGGAGGCAATTGACGACGCTGATCATGAAATATTGAAAAATTTGCGCGCTAAGTACGGAAAGGAAGTGCTAATTCGCGTATTACATGAAATGGGGATATAATTCTAATCAGTCTAATATATCAAATACAAAAACTTATAAATATTTAATTTTTTTCTATTTGATATAATTTGATATATAGATATTTAAAGGGAATATCACCTATAATATATTAAAATGCTGCTTAAGATTAATGGCATCGACTACACCGTGAACATCGACGAGTTTACAAAAATTTCTCACGACCAATACCAGAATCTGGTCATTCGCGAAAGTGTCGGCAAATTTGAACGAATCATATCGCTCATCAACGAGATGAGCCATCTTAACGTGGAAAACTTAATCGTCTACAATACAACACATGGTGGCTTCATTCCGATCAATTGCTCGCCAAATTTCCAACAAGTGTTCGTGTTGGATACGCACGATAGTCACGCCGATAATGCAGCGAATAATGTAAAGAATCGTAAAATTAAAAACATCACCTTTGCAAGCGATATTAAGACGATGCTTCCCAATAAGACCATCATTTATGCCGAAAATGACACTGTGTTGGATATGGATTTTATTAAAGAAAATAAGCCGGTTTTATTAACCGGATACAGCGATTTTATAATCCGTTCAGGGATATACAAGACCGCGTTCAAGCTAACAAACACCAATCTGGTATTGTACGTTCCAGACAGTCTCTTGACTGCATTTAACGCGGAGTTTTCCTATTATATTAATAAAGCGGGAGACCTCGACTATGACAATTTGAACCACCTATGCATCATGGTCAAGAATGGTGGCCAGCAATTTGAACAAATGTTGTTAGACAATATGCCCTTTTTTGATAGATGGACCATATTAGACACAGGCAGCACAGATGAAACGCTTGATATTATTAACCGTGTATTGGTGGGGAAAATGAAGGGCAACTTGTATCAAGAGCCATTCATTAATTTCAAAGAGAGCAGAAATCGTTGCTTAGACTTGGCCGGTGATTCGTGTAAATTTTTAACCATGTTAGACGATACATATGTAATCAAGGGTGATCTCAGATGGTTCTTGAACGAGGTCCGTGGCGACCAAATGGCTACTTCATTTACACTGTACATTAACAGCGACGACACCACCTATGGGTCAAACCGAATCATTAAAAGTCAGTCAGGGCTCAGATATATTCACCGAATACATGAGGTGATCACGGATAAAAATAACGTAAACATTGTTATTCCAAGAGAGGTCAGCGTGATAGAAGACCGCCGTTTTGATTACATGGAGAAGCGAACCATGGATCGAAAACAACTGGATTTGAAATTGCTGTTCGAAGAGGTAGAAGAGAACCCGCATGACCCTCGCGCATATTATTATTTGGCACAAACCTACAATTTGCTTCAGGATTATGAGCGCACCTTTTTTTATTTTATGAAGCGGGCTGAGTTTTTAAATGCTGGGTTTGTTCAAGAAAGGGTGGACGCTCTATTTGAAGCTGCCCGTACGGCCAATTTTAAACTAAACAAGCCGTGGGCCGAGTGCGAGGAACTATATAACAGATGCTATAAAGCTGACGAATCGCGCCCCGAGGCGTTATACTTTATTGGTATCCATTATTATCTGGAGAATAATTTCAAAAAGGCGTTTGGTTATTTTAAAAAGGCATTTGAAATTGGGTTTCCAGTGCACTGCCAATACAGTCTAAAGCCCACACTGAGTTTCCATTTCCTCCCCAAATTTCTTGCCAAGATTTGCTACGACTTGGGCGAATATGACATGGGAAAGCAAGCATGCGAACTGTTTTTAATACACAACAAACCGGGCGAAGATGCTTATGAAGAAATTGTGTCTTGGTACAAAATATATGAAAGGCTGGCTATCAAGGTTGAAAAGCGGACACCCAAGGTACCTGCAAAACCCATCTTCTGTTTTCATGCGGACGGCGGATTCAATACATGGTCTGGCAGCAGTATACTTACTATTGGTGTCGGCGGATCTGAGACGTATATTATTGAGATGGCGCGACATATTCAACGTTCTGGGCACTTCGATGTTTATGTATTTTGTAACTGTGCAAAGGAAGAATTATTCGAGGGGGTTGTTTACAAACCGCTCAACGATTACTATTCATTCATTAATACAAATTATATTCACAGCTGTATCGTAAGCCGATTTTCCGAGTATTTGCCAGTGACTTTTAAGGGGTGGACGGAAAATGTCTACCTGGTGATTCACGATTTAACTCCTTCTGGGATCGTGATTCCAAGAGATAATAAACTAAAGAAAATATTTTGCTTGACTGAATGGCACGTTGACTATTTTACACAGTTTTTCCCCACACTAAAAAATATTACGGTGCCCTTTTATTACGGCATTGATTTTCAAAAATTCAAAACCGATAAGATTATGTTGAAACAGCAATACAAGTTCATTTATTCGTCCTTCCCAAATAGAGGGTTATTGCCTTTATTGCAAATGTGGCCAAAAATACATGAATTCCAGCCGCTCGCATCATTGCATATCTATAGTGACATAAATGGTAAATGGGTGAACGATGTCGCCGGCGAAATGATGGCACAAATTAGAGCCCTGTTGCTCTTCTATAATGCAGAACAACACAATATGAATATTTATTACCATGGATGGGTGAATAAGCAGACCCTTGCAGATGCTTGGTTGACGTCGGATGTGTGGTTCTATCCGTGCACATTTATGGAAACATTCTGCCTGACGGCACTCGAGGCAGCGCTAACAAAAACTCTTGTTATTACTAATCGTCTGGCCGCATTACAAAATACGGTTGGGGATAGAGGGGTCATAATTGACGGCGACCCTATGACTCGCGAATGGCAAGAAATTGCGCTCATAAATATTAAACACTACTTGTCGCATGAAAATGGCGCGCTTAAAGGGGCACTAATAGAGAGAAACTACGAGTGGGCATCAAAGTTGTCGTGGGAAAATCGGGCGGTGCAAATGTTAGAGAAACATATATTACCACAGAGGCTCGAATACAAGGGTATGTATAATTGGACTAACGACCTACCTGCCGGTCAGAAACAGCACTTTTTAGACGCAATCCATTACTTCAATAATAGCTATGGAAAATTTAAATCCGACGGTCCAATTAAGGTGTTGGAGATTGGCACGTACACGGGTATTTCATTAATAAATATAGTCAAGTTGATTCCGAATTCGATTGGGGTCGGGCTTGACATGTGGTCTAATTATGATGAAAATGAACCGTTAGAACAAGGAAACAATATTGCCTATTTAAAGAACCTGGACGAGCTGGGTGTAGAGGCATCCTTCTATAAAAATGTCAAGTCAGAAGGGTTGGAAGAGAGAATCACTGGAATAAAGGGCGATTCCTACAACGTATTATTTTCCATGATGAAAGAAAAGAGAGAGTTTGATTTTATTTATGTAGATGGCAGTCATTTGTTGCTGGATTGTTATTCGGATATGATACTATCTTGGAGACTTTTGGCGAAGGGCGGGATGCTTGCCATTGATGACTATTTATATAAAGCCGATGATTTACAACAAGTAGACTCTCCTTTCGAGGGCGTAAATCGCTTTTTAAAGAAACATCAATATGACAGCAAGATTATACACAAGGGTTATCGTGTGTTTTTGCAAAAAATATGAAGATAATTCGTATAATACAAATACAAATACAAATTGTTGACCTATTTAATAGTAATGCTAAGACCAGCAATATTGATACCGCCGTAATTAAAAACACAGAGTACTTTGTACAAACTTACAAATAGTTTTGCATTAGTTTGCATTAGTGTATAATAATTTTAACACAAAATTATTATATTTTTAAAATCCTCGGTACTTCGTTTTACTCGGTACTTCGTTTTACTCGGTACTTCGTTTTACTCGGTACTTCGTTTTACTCGGTACTTCGTTTTACCTATTCTCAAGAGCGAGGACCCTGGCTCGCAAGTCCTCATTTTCTCTCTTAAGTTTCTTAACCTCTTCCACCAAGAACACCGATAGAGCGTTCCAATTAATGGCTACAGGAGATCCGTTTGGCTCATTATAGGTTGCAAAATGTCCATTTATTTCAGCGACCTCCTCCGCAATATACCCAATTTGCTTTCCAGCATCGGGATCAGAATTATAGATAAAAGTTCTTGGTCTTAAATCATGTAATACCGACGTGTCCATGGTTAAGTCTTCAATTGTATTTTTTGTAGTGCGGCTACTGGTAAGATAACTGACTTCGAACGTACTGGCATTATAGTAAACTGCAGTGGCAGCTGCAAGCGCTCTAACCGGTCTAATGAAGCACGCGCTTGCGGTCGTTGACGCAAATGTTGTCCCGGAAGCATTAATCACAATAGAATTTGCTCCTTGATTTGTTTGGCCTGCTTGATATCCTATAGCCACCGCAAATTGGCCTTGTGTATTTCGGCCAGCTTGGTGTCCAATCGCAACCGCATATTGTCCTTGTACTGATAGACCACAACTACCGCCGATAGCCACTGCACCCGTACCTTGAACATTCTGAGCAGCAAATACACCAATCGACACAGCATCTGTTCCTTGACTATTATTGCCCGCACTTCTGCCAATAGCCACTGCACCTGATGATTGTTGGTTGAATCCAGCAAATGTACCAACCGCCACCGCATTCGAACCTTGTGTACTGTAGGCAGCAGATCGTCCAATAGCAATCGCGCCGGTACCTTGCGACTGTGTGCCCGCCTCATAGCCGATACCCACCGCAAATTGGGCTTGTTGAGTTTTGCCCGCAGAAGACCCGATCGCCACAGCATATTGCCCTTGTGTATTGGCGCCCGCATTAGCCCCGATAGCCACCGCATCATCGCCTTGTGTAATGGAGCCCGCATTAAGGCCTATAGCCACCGCGTTAGTGCCTTGTGTATTTTGGCCCGCATTAGCCCCGATAGCCACCGCAGATTGCCCTTGTGTATTGGCGCCCGCATTAACGCCGATAGCCACAGAATTAGTGCCTTGTAGAGTATCTCCGGCATTAAACCCGATAGCCACCGCAGCAGAGCCCTGACCAAAATAGCCCGCGCTAACACCCATAGCCACCGCATTCGGTGCTTGTCCAGTCCAGCCCGACTGGTATCCGACTGCTATCGAGCCGGACCCTTGTGTATTTTGGCCCGCACCATTGCCGACTGCTACCGCACT